TTCTCCTGCTTGTGGTGTTATTGTTTGAGTCAAACCTGTATCTTGGTATCCTACCCCATTTTTGTATTTGTATTGCGTTATATTACTATATGTAGTTCCGGCTACAGGAACACAAGTAGCTGAATCATTACCAACATAAGTGTATCCACCTGAAACTGTACTGCCGTGGTATCCATCTACAGGTGAACTTAATTTATTGTAAGTTACGCCATTATAGTTTGCTCTAATACCATCAGGTATACTTGCAGGAGTAAATTTAACAAGAACAGCACCAACAGATGCTCCTAAGTCGCTATTTAAAATATAAACTCCTTCATTTGTAGTTCCTGTATTTATAGGGCTACCACAAGGAGTTAAGCATTCAGGACAGTTTTGTATAGGTCCTAACACGCCACTAACCTGCTCTCTACTTATCCCACTCCCATCAGCATAGAATCCATCTGCACTAACAGTAGTTAATGCAGCATCATTAAACACTGTTGTTGAGTTAGATAGTGTCGTTCCGTTTATATAATATATCGCCATAATTTAATTCTTTTAACAATTGCAACACGAGTCTTCTATTGTTGCTCCAAAACATAAATCATCTTCAGTTGACAATCTATAATCCCAAATCAAGTACAGGTTATTTTCAAAAGGTAGTGCAGGAGATGGCATTGTAAATGTAGCAAAGTATCTATCAGGCTCATCCATATCATCTATCGGTGTAGCTGTAGTTGATGCTGCAAGTAATGATTTTATGTCTGCAATATTATTTGCATAAAGCGTACTGCTTCGTAAGTATCTAAAGTTATTTACGTTTTTATTGAACACGAAATTATCATAGTTTATCTTGTTGCATATTATGCTAACGGTAGCTCCATCGGCAGGAATTACTCCTGCTCCCTGAGGTCCTGATATTTGTGCATAATCAGATATTACAAACTCAGTTGTATTGTCATTCTCGAATGAAACTAATCGTGAATGTAGTGGCGATACAAATGTACCATCAGTCCAACTGTATTCGCTGTGTATGTATTCACCATTATTTGCATCGCTTGTTATAGATACAGGTATAATTGTAATTTGCTCAGCTACAGGACATCCAACTGTAATTCCTCTTATATAACTTTTTTCTAAACTATAATTTTTTATTATTAATGTTACTTTCTGATCAGCAACAGAGCTTTTATTAATATTTATTACATCAGATACAGGAGGGTTTAAGCTACTATAAAAATTTGTAACTCCTGCGTATGTATATTCTATATCAAAAGGTTGATTAGCCACAATAAGGTTTGGATCTATATCTATTTCTATAGCTAAATTACCTACTAAGCCTCCAACGTCAACGCAAAACTCGTAAGGATTTAACTCGTCTATAACTATACTTCCTACTATCTCGCCACAATCAATGCAGTCTTCAACAAAAGGTTTTAATGTGTCGTTAGAGCTTAATACATATTCATCCATATACGGATCAAAACCACCTAGCTTTTGAGTATTGAATGAATCTATAAATAAATTTCTAAACCAACTACGCATACCTTGCTCAGATATTACGTTAAGTTGTTCATTCTGAGCAGAGCTACCTTTTAATTGTATAACAGCACCTCGCTTAGCATCCGTAAAGTATTTATCTGCACCCCATTGTACGAAACTTTCTGGGTTGTTAGATATACCATACTCCTCTATACGAGCAATCTGAGTTCCTAATACTTCAGGTACTGAAGTTAATGCACTCCCTGCTCCTGCATCTGACAATAAGTTTTTTCCTTGCAGAACATATGATATTCTATCTTCTTGCAATACAAGTATGTCAGTCTCTCTGCCAAATAACTTTTGAATAGGTCCAAATGTGCGTTCAAGTGGCTTAAAGTTTAGTAACCCTAAATTAAACTCGTTAAGTTTATTTATGTTATTCTCTTCATTATAAACGCCACTATACGTTAAGTCAGCAAAACGATGTGCTTCTCTATATTCTTTTTCGCTTGTTGTGTAAACTCTATTTCCTAAGTTAAATGTCTTACCTACGATTGAATCTCTTATCTTATAACTTTCTGCTCCATTTCCAAATGAAAAACAATTATAGAAATCTGTATTAACTATTGCAGAATCAATGTTTGTTTGGTCTTGAACATTTCCCTTATGACTTCCCGGATATTCATCTAAAGTTATAGGGTCTATATAGGTATATATCTCATATGTATCGGCAGATTCAAACCATACATCAGGCAAGGAATCTTGTGGTTGTGACTCAAAAATTACAACTGCATCTTTTCTTGTTGTATTAAAATCTACTTGAATTTTAGAAATTCTTCCATCGGGGAAAGCTCCACACGCTTGAATACCTTGAAAATTCAAACTACTTATAGTTGTAGATCCATTTCCCTGTTGCCACCAAACATAAGCCGTATTGTCAGAACAAGGAGGATTTTGATTTGGCGTAAATTCATATTTAACATTACCTACACCCGTGTTTAAAACTGCTTGAAAATTTTCTGCTATCAAAAAATCTTCCATATTGTCAAAATCTCTAGTTGCTGTAAGTTTCGTTATTAAGCTATAACTACGTTCAGGACAAGATACAAGAGCACCACCTCTAGATATTTGTAAATTAATGTCTACAATAGTTCCAGCAGGTATGTCTAAATCTATATATGGATCGTCTGTAGTGCCAAAAGAAATACTTATTCTAGGAGGACACGTTCCCGAAAGTTTACTTTGTCTTTTATTTGAAGATGGTCTATATGTATCGGGATCTTGATCAAGGCTTATATTATTAGGATTTACCTTAATATAAGTACCTGCAAGGCTTCCTGTAATTATATCGTCTGTAGCTAAAGTTAATTTTTCAAGAACAGTAGTATACACACAACTACTAGAAGGTCCTAATGAATCTTTTTTAACAATCAATCTATCGCCTTCCTCTACTTTCCTTGCGTTTTCCCCCTCTAATAAGAAATAAGCAAGTCCATCAGAAACGCCTTGATAATATATATTACTATATATTACATCGTAATTTTCTTCATCGGGCTTTATAACAAACTTATAATGTGTAGCCCATTCAGGTGCTATTTGCCTAGTTGGTATATTTACCTGTATATTGTTTTTATTTTCAGAAAAACCGCAAGGAATGTGTAGTGAATTGTTATTACTAACAAGTGCTGTACTTGAACGACCAAAATCATCCATATATACCATACCTATTTCGTAACCTCTATTACTATGTAGGCTTCCTAAAGCGTCTGTAGATTGCAAAGTTAATAATACAGAGTTCACATCATAGAACGCATAAACATCTTCAGTCTGATCTACTCCATTAGTTAGGTCATTTACAAACCTAACATAAGGCAACCCAAAACCTATTACATCTTCAAAAGGTCCTGATGGTAAAGCTACGATGCTAATTGGCTCGTTATTATTATATGCCGTGTTTCCTACAAAAGAAGATCCACTTGTTCCACTAGCAAACTTATACACAAATCCTGATGATGTCGGTGCTTGTAGTGGGCTTGAAATAGCACAGTTAAATATGTCCGTAAAAGTTACGCCTTGGCAAGCATCGTCTCCACTTGGGTCGTAAACGGGTTTTATGTTTTTAGGACTATTGCTACCTACCGTATTTACAAACTCATCACTTGTCGCTAAATCATATACACTTGTATAATCTCTAGTTAATGTAAATGAAAACGAAATATTAAGATTAGGTACAGGACTTGTAGGGGTTATTGGACCTTCAAAGCTACTTAAATTAAACCCAATTTCAAAATTCAATACAGAACCCTTTTTTAATTTATCTTTAATACTAGATAAATTTACTGATGCTAAACTATTTGGAGTAGGTGAAGGTGTAATACTTCTTGTAGGTATACTATATAAGATTTGGCTCTCAGTTCCTTCTATCTCATTAATTGATAAATCTTCACTAATCAAATCAACAGAATATTCTATTTGAGTATCTACTCCATTTCTTTGAAGATTATACCCATCTATATAGTTACCATATATAAGCCTATTACCCATTATTGTTTGCCCTAAAGCAAATCGAGGCACATTATCATATAGTCTTAGTATTTCAGAATCAGGAAGTATAGTAAATATATTACTGTTTGTAAATGTATATATTTCTATTGAATTATCTGAAAATCCTCTATCGTTCTTGTTGAACTTATCAATAACCTTTATTGTACTATTTTGAGCTTCTTTAAACAATAATTCAATACTCTCCACTAAAGGTCCTCCCGTATTATAAGATACATTTGCTGAATTAAACTTATTGACCATACCTTCATTTAAGTTGCTGCTTACACTAAAATCAAAAACTTTAGGAATAAATGCAGGATTAGAAAATGGAGATGTTGCAGAATACTCCCCATCAGCATACCTGTATCTATACGCAAAGCAAATAAACCTATCTTCTAAGTAATTTTCTTCAGCTTGTGGAGTATTTAATAATTTTACAGTAGGTGCGTATAATGGTGGTTTTTTTATAACTAATAATCTTTCAGACAATAAAGCACCATTACCATCGTAATCAACACCTAATGTGTTTGGATCAGGGTATCCACTTTTTCTGTTTATAAATCTAGGTGGATTAATGTTGTCCGTAAAAAACAATAAATCTTCTACCAAATCAACGCCTGTTATAAGGTACTTAGGATCAAAGTTTAGTGTTGTGTTTACTCCACCTCCATCGTTAACACTAATAACGTGATAGCGAATTATACCATCTTGAACATCATATGATACTATCATATCAATCTTGCCAAGTGGTGCTTCCGTTGATACAGGAAAATTACTATCGTGAACAAACCAATATATAGTTTCATTAGCTCCATCTTCATACGCACCAATACATTTAGCAGAAGTGCTTAACGGGACATTATTATATTGTAATGTAGTCAATGCTGTATTACCCTTAGTGTTTTCTATTACACCAATCTCAGAGTTTTCAGTAGACCCCATACGAACATTGATTGCATCTATATATTCGCCGTCAGGTATAAGTCGTTCATCAACCGACTTATTCATTTTGCCTTTTATAAAGTTTCTTGTAATGTTCGCCATATTATTTTAACCACTTATCTTGACCTCTTAGATTCATTAATAATCTACCCGGATGGATGTTACTTATTCTTATCTTAGCGTTTCTCAATAAAGCAGTTTTTCTCTTCTGTGCTCTTCGTACAACGTACTCCTGCACATTGAGTTTACTATTTAGTATGGCATACTCGATATATGCGTATACATAATCCTCAAATAATTTATTTACACTAATCTTAGAATCATCTCCACTTTCCATACCATCAGATACATACTCAAGTATACAAAGCTCGCCACTCATACCTGAGCTAAAGTTTATAACACCTGAAGCCTTGTCTATCTTAAATGTAGGATTTGCGTTTGCTGTTTCTGTATTTAAACCATATCTAGCCCCAATGCCATAATCAAAATACCAATTCCCTTCGTAAAGATATCCTTCCATTCCATTAAATTGACTTCCCTGATTAAGGTATATGCTTTTCTTTTTCTTTTTAATTCTATCAAAGTCTATAGTTGAAAACTGAGGTCTAAGTATATTCCCATCTATATCAAATAAAATATTACCATCATTATCTTGAAGATATGCATTTGAATAATTAGTCTGAATATTTTCAGTTAATGGTCTCAATAAACCATTTTTATATATATTTACTCTAATCCAATTGACATAGTCCGAAGGCAAAACAAATCTTAAGTTGTCGGTTACAGAAAGCTCTAATATTTTAACTTCCTTAAATGCATCATAATTAAGTTCCTGTATTGCTCGCTTTGCGTGAAATAATATCTTAAACCTTTCTTCGTTATTTACTAAAGAGTGGTTTCCATTATACATCAACATAAAATTGTTGACTATATCGTACAAGCTGACATATTGATATGATCCCCAATTACTGTCTTTAGGATCTACTCCTCCATTTTCGTAATATTGATATTCTGATATATATGCCATTATTGTTGATTATCTTTTTGTTCTTCTAAATTAGCAAACTGAACTACCTCTGTTTCTCTTATCTGCATACCCGAGTACTGAAGTATCTTAGTAACTAACCTAATCTCATCGTCAATAGGCAATTCAAAATCCTGATAATCAGGCTGAGATTGATCAAATATAGGCTGACCACTTGCTAATGTACTGTATGTCCATTTAGGATCTTTAGGGTATCTAATATACTGACTATATATTTGACCCGGATTATTTATTGTTTTCGGCAATACTGTTATTGAATCACTATTTAAAGAATATGCTGGAAACGTTTTAGTAGGTGCTGTAAGCAGTGAATTAGCTAGCATACTAATCTTACTGTTAGTTACCTTTTCTGCTTCATAGCTCTCATCTTTAAATATAGAATAATCATCACCTGAAGGCGTAAATATATTCTCATCTAAAGTAAGCTCAGTGTCACTAACTATTGCTAATATCTCTGCCTTATTAAGTGTCGCTATATTTACTACTATATCTCCAACGTTAACTGTCGTTGTAAAGCTTGCAGTAGAATCAATTAATTGATTATTACCTGATGCGTCACTCTCACCACTAACCCTAAATGTGGTATATGCCATTACTTTATTGAGTAAATAGTAATCATCTCCTGTTGTTGTTTGAGATGGTGTGAAATATCTATTGTATGCTTTTTGGTCGAAGTTTCTTATTGTTGAAAATGTATCTATAGATTCTTCTATACCTTTAGTCATATCAGCGTACTCTGTACCTGACACTCTAGCGTTCTCTTTGTTTATTGATGTATTGTAATCCGTAAAATAACTTTCAAAGATTTCTAGCTGTGCTTGCTTAGCAAACAAATTAAAATCCTGTGGAGATATGTATCCATAGTTATTCTTGTTAAGAACCGAAAATACTGTATTTCTTACTGAGTTTATCATTGTAAACTTTTATACAAAGATAACAAAAAAAAAGAGTCCGATGAAAATCGAACTCTTATTGTATATACTGTTATGCCTAATAGTTTATAGTAAACTTTCAAGCATTTTTAGAGATTCAATACCTTCGTCGCTTCTCAAGTAAGACGAGACAACATACATTGGATCTTCCTCATAAGGTACAACTAACATTCTTGTTTTATTAGATGATGTGTTATACCACACTTCTTTTTTATTTTTTCTAAATGATAAAAGCCCTTTGTCAAAAAAGTTTTGAACTTCAGCTTGCAATTTTAATGAAGGATCATTTACTACATCCAAGAACTCAGATGGATTGTTTTTAGCAAACAAAAGAATATCTCTTTTTATTTCAGAACTAGATAATTTGCTAGGATCAATTCCAAAAGCAACTCTTGAAATGTTTTCCATTTGCTCTATAGAAAGGTTTTTGGCTTCAATTAAAGCATCAACCTCTGTATTTAATCTTTCAACATCTTTCAATGCATCTTTCTCGTCATCAACTTCTACGAAATCAGTCCCATTCATAGGATGTAAATGTAAAAACTTCTGTAAAACAGGATTGTTTTTAGGAACAAAAAGAAATCCATCTTCAAAAACAATTGGTTCTAATATAGAATTTCCATCTTGCTCATCTTCGAAAGGTGATTTTTGATTTCTTGCATATCTTAATGCTCTGTTTTCATTTTTTTCTTCATCGAAATAAAGAAGATTGAAACTTGTTGAATTTTTTGTCGGCAAGAAGAATGCCAACGGTGCTTTTTTTGATGTTAATCTGTAGGTCTTATCTACAGGTATTTGTTTATTTTTCATTTGATTTAATTTACAATTTTAAAAAAAGGGGGCTTTTTAAAACCCCCTTATAATATTAATTACTATCCTTTAAAGATAACAAAGTTGTTTGCACCTAAAGTACATACAGCTCTCTCAGACAAGAAGTTTACTTGCATAGCATCAATATCGCTAGTCATAGCTCCACCTGCTGAACCTGTAATCCAAGTCTTGTAACGTCTATCTTCAGTTTCTGAAGCACGGTATCTAACGTGCAAGAAAGGTCGCTTAGCATTCTTTCCAAGAACTTGATCGTAAACAGTAGTAGATCCAGCAGGAACTAATAATCCGTTTACTTTATTAGTACCTGTAAGACCACCTCGCATAGTAGGATCGTTTAGATATTTCCAATCAGTTTTGTAGAAATCATATCCTCTACGGAAACCTGTGAAACCTAAGTTAAGAGCCATATCTCTCTCATTATCAAACAAACCGTAAGAAACACCACCTGCTGCGTTACTAGATTGAGCAGCTAACATATCGTCAACAGCAAATCCAAAATCTCTATTTAAGAAAATAACATTCTCTTCAATAGAACCTTGCTTATCTAATCTAGTGATAATTGAATCCCACTCAGTTAATGCAGTTGGGTATCCACCTGACCATACGTTACCTCTATCTTCTACAGCGTAGAAAATACCTTCAGAACCTGCACCTGTTGCACCTGTTGCAGCACCATTACCTAATACGGCATCAGCACCTGAACCTTGAGCAGCAGGAACTGCTTCAATCATTGCAGTCTCTAAGTAATCATCAAAACGCAAACGAGTTTCGTGCTCTGATTTCATATACCATAAGTAACCTGTAGCACCATTCTCAGTAGTAACTTCTACCCATCCGATTTGAGCCATATCAGAACCTGATACTTCATATTTGTCTTTAAGGATGATTGGTTTGTTTTCAAAAATGCTATCATCAGCTTCTAAAGAACCTTGCATTCCGGCAGTTCCTTTTTTGAACTCAGAACCGTAGATGAACATTTCAAAAACGTTAGTTGCATCACCATTAGCAAAACCTTGTGCATCGTAAAAAGCAACATCAATAGTACCTGATGAGGTGTTTACTGCTGTTACAATAGCTTTATTAGTAGTAGCTACACCAGCTACAATTGTTTTAGAGCTAATCATAATAGTTTGACCTGCCCTAACTGCAATTGAACCTGATCCGGGGATCAATGTATCATTGATAGTAAATGTAGCTGTATTTACATAAGCTACTGCCGCTGGTGGCGTATAAGTAGCTGCTGAAGTACAGTTTACATATTTAGTGTGAAGTCTTCCTTGCTCAGCCCATTTGATAAGGTCAGAGTTAGAAGGCATCTCAGCACCTACCATTCGAAGGAATGAAGCTACTGTTCGATTACCATAACGCTCAAATTCTTTTTCGTAAGTATCAGGAAGATACTGATCTAAGAAATTGAAATTGGTAATATAATTTGTTGAAAGGGCTACTTGCTCAGCACTTGGCTGTAAGTTAAAACCCGGTGTATTTAATGAACCTGCCATTTTTTTAATTTTTTAATTTTTAAACTTATTTTTTACTTCTAATTTTTAAGCCTCTTCCTGAATCGTTGCTCAGAGACCTAATTTGCATCCCTCCTTTAGAAGTTATTTCAGGTGTTTTACGTTCAGACATATTTATGTTTTTTGTCTTACGTATCACATCATCAGTAGCTTCTGCTTTGCCTTGTTCATAAAAGAACTTAGCAAATTTTTCAGGATTCATCGCAACAGACAAAGACTTGTGGTATCCAACTGCATCTTCAATTAGACCATCGTCATTCAGGAACTTCTTTATAAAGTTACTAGGATCTGATTGTATCTTTTTTAATTCAGCAGCATCACCCGGAGAAAAAGTAATTTTTTTATCGTCAAGCGTGAACTCAAAACCTTTGAACTCACTTCCGAATACGTCATTAGTTTTTTTCTCAAACCAATCACGCTTTCTATTTGCTTCTTCTTCGTAAGTCTTTGATGACTCTATGTATTGTTTATATTCCTCTAGTTCTTTCGCATCGCTTTCAGAAATAGAACGCCCACTTGACTCAAGGGGAACTCTGTATTTTTCCTTCTGCTCTTTAAAATAACTTTTGGCTTTAGCAATAGCTTTTTTTCTTGCTATTTTGATTTTCTTAACGTCAGCCTCATCGTCTAAATCTTCATCGTAAACATAGTCATCCATTAACATATCAATGTCTTCCGAATCTAATCCTTCCTCTGTTACGCTAAGATATTCTCGTAGCAATGTATCAGGGTCTAGGTCATCTATGTTTTTATTTAACTTAACAAAATCATCTATACCTCTCCCTGTTTCTTTTTTGTACTTATAATAAGCTGCAACATCTTCAGGCATCTCTTCAGATTCTTTAGCTGCTGTAAGCTCATCAAGAGAGTTAATATCTCTTCCGTACTTATTTTTAATAAATGAAAGAACGCTTTCCTCATTTAGCTCTGAGGGTTGAGCTGTATCTTCTTGAGTATCTTCAGATGCATTTTCTTCAGCAACAACTTCAGTTGTTTCTTCAGCTCCAACATCTTCATTCAACTTTTCTTCGTGTTTTTCAAGCAATTCTTGTTCAACTTCCTGAACAGACTTTGACTCGACATTACTTAATTCTCTTACTTTTATTTCCATTTGATTATATTTTATGCAAAATTAAACAAAAAATAATTGTGTTTTATCTTGGCTCAAATTCAGCTAGGTCAAACCCATCTAGACTATCCTCGTTAGATTCAAATTTCATAGGTGGTAAATTATTCTTTCTTTGATTTATTAGTTTTGATTGCTCAGAGTTTTGCTGACTAATTCGTTCCGACTTAGCCTTTTCTTTATTATCTTCTCTAGAAGCCAATGAATCAACCTCCATCTTACGGAGCTGAACCTGTAAGCTAAACTCTTTGTCCATTAATTCAGATTTCAACATAGCTTCGTTTTTCATCTTCTCTATTTCAAAAGCGACCTCAGCTTGTTTTAGTTGCATCTTAGACTGCGACTCCATTTGTATTTTTTGCATAGCAGTCTGTGCAGCCACCTGCTGAGACTGCAATTGTTGTTGTGCAGTTATAGCTTGTTGCGTTGCAGCCATTTTTTGTTCTCTTTCTTGTTTAGCTTTACGCTTAACTTTTAGTAACTGATTGGCTAATTTAAGATTCTTAATCTCTCTTATGTCAATAGCATCCTCAAGATTTATATCGCCTTTAGATAGTGCCATTTGAATATTTTGCTCAAGCTGAGCTTTTTGCTCTTCGTCAGGAGACACTTCTATAAATATACCAAAATCATATATGTACAACTCATTGATGTCCCCTAATATGCTTACATTATACTTTCCTATTTTATTTACAAACTCATCCTTAAAGTCTGAGTATTGCAATATATCTGCAACTCTGTACGATAAGCCTTCTGCCATTGTTCTATACATATATAAACTTCCATCTAATATATGCCTAGTTGCTGTGTTTGAATTAGCTGCTGCTAACTTTTGCAATCCAACTAAAGAATCAGGATCAGGAGAACTTCCATCTCTAGCCTCATTAAGACCCGTTACGTTTCTTATTTGGTTTAAGTAATGGTTGTAGTTGCCTATAAGCATTTGTGCTTTAGAAGCACCCGAATTAGCCGTTAGTTGTTGGATTGGTACTCTTGCATTATTAAACTCACCATCTCCTGTGTAACTTCTACCGATAACACTACCCGTTTGGAAGTACAATCTTAATGCATCTTCAGGATTATATGCTGCACCTGTGCCTAAATCCACCTCGTTTAATCCGTCTGCATCTATAAATACACCATCGGGTACAACTCTTGATATAACTTGCTGTAACTTTAAGTGTGTTACTTGTATTAAATCTGCGAAAGGAATCATTCTTCTTACCAATGACTCTATAGCACCTTTATACATTCTTGGAGCAACTGCAACATAATTAGGGAGTGCGTGCTGACTAGCAGACTTTGGTCTGACCATATTTTCAGCCAACTCCCATTTTAGCATTATATTAGTACCCATAACCATAACGCCATTATACCAAACGTCTATGGTTTTTTCTACTTTTTCGAATGACCCTTCTTCCATCATTTCTGTTGGAGGATTAAATTGGTCATCTTTTTCTACCATAGAAATAGCACCACTATCTTTAATCTTCTTCTTATATACAATCTTCTTAGTTGTCTTATAATTAAAGTACATTAGAGTGGTAGTGTCTCTATAAAATATATCGTTATCGTAATACTGAGCTACGTTATAGTAGTCATACCAAGACTGCCCATATTTAGATATTTCCTCCAACTGCTCATTTGTTAAGGTTGGATCTATCTTTTTTAATTCTACTAATGGGACTGTTTTAATCTCTCCCCAATAAAAACAATCCTTAAAGTTAGGATCTTCTGTATAGCTGTAAACAATATTAGCAGGATCTACATAATCTATTTTAACCCCTGCTCCGGGAAGAAACTCGTGCTTTGCTACACCGATACCTAATACAGTTAAATCATAGTCAATTCTTTTTCTAATATCATCGTAACGGTTTTCGTCAAACATTGTATTGATAGCCGTCTCTTCAGCTATCTCTATAGCAGGCTTAAAATTAAGCTGCATATATAAAGCTAATTCTTCGTCTGTTTGAGGAAGTGTTTCAGGATCTACTGTGAATGCATTTACCCCTGTGTTTTGTTCTATCTTTTCTAATAAAGGTCTATTTAACATTTGACCTTCAATCATTTCTTGGAACTTACTTCTCTTTGATTGAGACATAGCATCCTGAGAATATGCTTTTACTTTGAATAATCTATCAGACATTCCATTAACTACAATGTCTACAAATTTTGGCAATATAGGAACAGGAGTCCAATCTAAGTTTAAATAACTTAAATCACCATCAATTGCCAATTCGTTTTTATATTTTCCAACCGATTGCTCTCCACGAGCATATAGCCTAAGTCTATGAAACTCTCCCCATTGGCTATAAAATCTACATTGTGAGCTATCCTTTTTAAACCATTCGTACTGAATAGCTTGTCCAATTTGTAATCCAAACTCATCTGTTGCTTTTTCGGCATCAGATACAAATTGACTTGGAAACCCTGTAGACGATATGTTTATTTTAACATCCTTCATCTAATAATTTCGCTAATATTTCCTTTATTGCTGTATCTTGCAAAGTTAATCTTTATTTTTGATTGTTTTTTCTCTATAGTGTATAGATGCTTTTGGGTAGCCATAATTGCTAGACCTGAGCTTATAGTTGCATCAAACTTAGTTCTATTTGTTATATCAAACTTAGCCCAATCTTCTAATGTTCTACTAAACAACATAGATCCTATTTCATCAGGACTTCTATAATTGCCCTCTATATCAAAACCTACATACTTTTCTATATAAGATTCTATTGCTGCTGCGTGTGCTTGTTTAACATCTTCGCTACTATTAGGTATGCCACCTAATTCACGTTCAGTTTTAGATAATTTATTATAAGATTTATCAGGTCTATTCATACAGAATCCTCTATAGCCCCTATTCTTAAAATGATACAGCAAACGTGGTTTGTTATTTTCTATAAGTATTGGCATACCATAAAAAACACAAGCCATCAAAACTTCTTCAAAAAATATCTCTGCCGTCTGTGGTCTTGCTACATATTCCAAAAAAAACTCATTACTTGGAGCTTCATCCATATTAAACATTGTAACGCCGTGCAATGCTCCATTAGAACCTCCACCACCTACAGTACCTGAAATATCATATGAGTCACAACCAAATGCACCTATATGATTATTTCCAGGATACTTAGTCCCATTTCTTTCAGTTACTCTATTTTGTAAATGTTTATTTGGTGTCCAACCTACATTAAACCTACCCCCTTTATCAGGGCTAAATATAACCTGACTATCCTTTACGCCGTCTTTCCAATGAAAGCTACCTCTTGTAAGGTGATGTTCTTGTATTAACGCATCGTTATAATCTATCTGTTGAT